AAAAGTATAGTAGAGGTCAGAACAATTATCAAGATGATCAGGAAGCTGATAGAGAAGATGCGAGGAGAATTTTAAGAAGTAAGAGCACTGACTCGAACCAATCGAGAGGTGCAGCATTTAGAAGGGCAACTGATAGAAGACAATCAGATAGAGGTCGTGCTTCTAGATCAAATCCTTCCTAAAAACATTACAATATTCATTCTACTCAATAAAAAATAGTAAAAAACAACGACACCTATAATAGATGTATAGATAACAATAGATTGGAGTAAAATCATGGATAAAAAAAGAATTGATAACATAGCTGATTTACTTCCTGAAGGTATTACTGAGGATACTGTCCTTGAGATTGCCGAACTTATGCAGGATTTAATTGAGCAAAGAGTACAGGAAGAGGTTAGTGACCTTAACGATAAGGTTTTTGCTTACCTATCCATGAAGCGTCAGCAGATTCAAGAGGCAGCCATTGAGGAGCTTCATGAGTCCAACGATGTTTATCGTGATGCACAAAAGTTCCGTGAGCTTATGGGCTACATGGCAGTTGAGCACCGTCCTGAGTACATTGATGCTGAGAGCGAGCGTAGATTGTCAGAAGCTTCTGAGCTAGTCGAGGACAATGAAGTCCTTGCCCGTGAGCTTTCTGAGTCACTAAGAGAGCAAGAGCGTCTTGCTAAAACAATTCAACTGCTAGAATCTAAGGTCTCAAAGCGTGAAAGAGAAATCGAATCACTTAATGAGAGCGTACAGTTTCTATCAGAAGAAAAGGAGGCTATACTGATCGAGTCTACCGAGCAGGCTGTAGTCGTTACTAGTAATGTAGACGAAGAGGTTAAGGATGAACAACTGGAAAGCATTGGAAATCAGTTCTTGACCGAAGAAATGCTCAAATTAATGAAATGAGCATGAACTTTAAGGAGTTGTAAACATGGAAATTATGGAAATGGGTGCATCTGACGAGCTAGTCTCCAAGTGGGGTCCAGCCGTTGACGGCATCGAAAATGATTATACCAAGAGAGTTACTGCACAGCTTCTGGAGAACCAACTAAAGTCTAGCCAACAGGATCGTGTTGACGAGGCTGCTGTTGGTATCGGTACTACCACTGTTGGTAGCATTGGCACTTTCCAGAAGTTCGCATTCCCTCTCGTTCGTCGGGTATTCCCCGAACTAATCGCTAACAGCATTGTTAGCGTTCAGCCTATGAGCGCACCCGTCTCACAGGTCTTCTATCTTGGTGCTGCTAGGGCTTACGACAACGCTACTCGTCAGACTATCTACAGCAAGTACAACCTAACCTACCGTGGCCTTACTACTGGCGAGGTTCACGGTCCTCAGGATTCTATGGATCTTGATGCTGGTGTGTCTGAAACCTCACAGCAGCTAGGTCTTTCCGCTTTAAGTGGTGAGGGTGTCGTCGGTCAAGGGCCTAACATGGCTTCTGCCATTTCTGTTTGGCCCGCCGCAAACTTTGCACAAGGTTGGTCAGTATCTGCTGGTGAAGCTCTTGCTGGCGCTAAGATTCCTGAAGTTACCCTTCAGATCGAGCAACAGCCTGTTATCGCACGCACCAAGAAGATGCGTGCCCTCTGGACCCTTGAGGCTTCACAAGACCTTAAGGCTTACCACAACCTAGATCTTGAGCGTGAGCTTACTGATCTTCTTGGTAAGGAGATTCGTCTAGAGGTTGACCGTGAGCTTATCGAGAACCTTCGCGGTATTGCTTACGATCTCACTGGTAAAGGTAGTGATCTTTTCGACATGCAAATGCTCGATCAGGCAAGCAACCAAGATGGTCTTGGAAACTTTGCTGGTGTTAATGGGGATTCAAACTTCAGCAGCTTCCTTTTCACTAACGACGGTGCTGGAGGTACTGGTGATCTTAAGGCCGCACTTCCTGGCGTAAGTGTTCACAAGAACACTTGGCTTGTTGATCTCACCTCAAGTGCTTTCAACTTCGCTCCCCGTCACATTGGCGATATCTACTCCAACATCCTTGGTGTAATCAACTTCGCCTCACAGGACATTTACAAGACCACTCAGCGTGGTGCTGGTAACTGGATGATCTGTGCTCCTGCTGTAGCAACTCTCCTTGAGACTGCTGCCAAGCTTAATGGTGGTATAGATCGTGCTGACGGTCCTACTAACTTCGGTCCTGGCACCATTTCTTACCGTGGTAAGTTCATGGGTCGCTTCGATCTTTATGTCGATCCTCTCTACCCAGAGGGTGAGATTCTTATGGGTTACAAGGGTTCTGGTCCCATGGACGGTGGCTTCATCTACGCCCCCTACATTCCATTCCAGGCACTACCAACCGTTACCGATCCTGAGAGCTTCCAGCCCAGAAAGGGCATCCTTACCCGTTACGGTAAGGTCGCAGTCGCTCCCGCATCACGCTTCTACCGCGTGATCCGTCTGGTCGGTCCTGCTGGTCTTTACAGCCCCTTCGAGAATGTCTGATAAAGACTAAGCAATAAGTGCCCACTCCTCAAAATCGGGGGAGTGGGCACTTTTTTATTATGGGAGCTATATATAACTATGAAGTACAAGTATAGAAGCACCTGTAGGTTTCCGATTCTTGTTTTTTCTGAGAATACAATATTGGAGATCAGACCTAATCAAGTGATTGATTCTGATGTCCCAATATTGCATCAAAACTTAAAAGACATAACTGAGCCTGTTAAGAGTAGTGCTACTAAGAGGAGAAAGAGATCTAATGGCAACAATAATATATCCAAAAGTAACGACTTACGGGAACAGCTTCACGGAGACAGCAAGCCAAAAACTGAGTGATCACACACCTCCTCACTCTGAAGATATTGATTTAGATAGTTTAGGTAAACTTAAACAGTCCGATATCGTAGAATTTTCTGAGTTTGAGGAGCAGATTAGAGACTATGTTTTAGGTATGTTAGGACACCCTGTAGTAAGGGTTGAGCTTACAGACTTTCAATTAAAGTCTTGTATAGATGAAGCTATAACAGAGCTAGATTACCATGCTCCTCAGTTTACAAAGCAGGTAGCAGCGTTTGAAACAGTAGGTGGTTATAATCTATATTCTATTCCACCTTACATTTTAAGAAATCTAACATATCTAACATTCAAAAAGACCCTGCTATCAATTCAGTCACAGGCTGGAACTATTGAGTTTGATTTCTTCATCAAATACTTCCAAGATAACTTCTTGTTTGATAACTTTACTATTGGAGATTACTATCTATTGCAATCAACCATGGAAACTACAAGAAGAATCCTGGGTCAGGATGGAGGTTGGGATGTTATAGATGGACAGTTCCTTCAAGTTTATCCCGTCCCAGCAGTAGGAGATGTAGCAATTCTTGAGTACACAGGTCTTAATGCTAAGACCATAACTCCTAAAATGAAAAGCTGGTTGAAGAAGTATGCAACTGCTTGTGCTAAGGTGGTTCTAGGGCAAGTGAGAGGTAAGTTCTCTGTAGTTCCTGGTCCAGGTGGAGGAACAATGTTAAATGGCGGAGCCCTTATTCAAGAAGGTATGCAGGATAAGCAAGTCCTAAAGGATGAGCTAATGAATGAGGTTGAAGAACCTCCTAAATTTACTACAGGCTGATGGCAAAGAGATTTAAAGTAAACAGGCAGATGGATAACCTCCCTGAATTAGGAGGTAGTACACCCTTATCATTCTATGATCCAAGTAACCCTGATGTTAACTTGTTTAACTTGATTGATGATGAGCTTATCAGAATATCAGGATCTCCTCTGCACTACTTTAAATCATATGTCGAGTCTGAATATGATGATGTTTATTTAGAGGCTGCCAATAAGACAGTGGCTTCTGAACCTATAACTGTTCACGGTCATTATGAACCATCCGTAGTTGAGGAGGTTTTATCTAACTTTGGTATAGAGTTGACCAATGATCAGATGTTTGTATTTAATAAATCGTACATTGAATCAAAGCTAAACAGAACTCCTCGCATCGGTGATCAGATATCCCCTGAGTTCCAGAAACAAAAGTATGAGATTATCGAGGTTCAAGAGGACAGCTTTGAAATGTATGGAGTGTACCACATTGTCTGCACTGCTAAACTTCTCCGCGAAAGCGAGGATGTTGTTAATCAAGAGGTATCAGATGTGGCTGATGACCTAGGAGGTTACATGGACCTTGAGTGATAGCAACGAGTTAGTATTCAAAGGAAGTTTAATAGAATATCTAGAGGATAATCCTAAGACTCCTGATCGAGGAAGGACAGCAAGAGAATTATACTATGGTGTCATAGAGGATGCAATCAATGATACCTTCTATAGAAATGATGTATATAAGGAAGTTTTAAGATCCTTACTGTCTCAACTTAACCTGTACTATGTAGATTCAAGAAGTGAATCTTCTAAGATCAAGATTCATCACGGAAGACAGGACAGGGCAGTAGCAAAGATGTTCCAAGAGAATAACATCATACTACCTTATGCATCTATCTTTCAATTTAATGTTAGTAACGATGGATTTAAAAGGAAGACGGGTAGCATTATTCTAGAAAAGAAAGTCTGGAACGATGAAGCTAGAAAGGCAGAAAGGGTTATTAGCATTGCTGATGTTCCTGTAAAGGTTACATATCAGTTAGGTATATGGACTCGTTACATTTCAGACATGGATCAGATATCTGCCCTTGTTAGAAACAAGTTCAATCCAGACCTTAAGCTTAAAACACCCTTCTCTGATAATTTGGTAGCCTTTCTATCTGAAGAGACCGACACATCTGTAGTAGAAGTATCCGATAAGGAAGATCGTCTTATAAGGAAAAACTTCTTGATAGATACCGAGTTCTATATCCCAAGTCCACAGTTTAAAGTTACTAGTACAGGACGCATAGAGAAATTCATAATAGATGCTACCTTGCCTAGAAACAACTAATAAACCGAGAGTGACAAATATTCAAATAACCCAATAAAAAATAAAAAAATAGGCACCAAAAGGGCTAACTATATTAGGAGAATATCATGAAGGCGATTACTAATCAAAGTTTACAGAGTTGGCAAATCTTTTTCCAAACTCAAAAAGGGGTTGAGTCTTACAGACTTAAACCTAGAAAAAGTGTAGTAGTTCCTGAGTCCTATATCTCAGATCAGATCAAAACAATGGTCCGTAGAAGACTATTAAAAATAACAAACGCATGAGGTTTTAATTATGGCTAATTTCGTAAGTCCCGGTGTCTATGTAATTGAAAAGGACAATTCAAACTATCCTGTAAGCATCAATCCTTCCGTAGTAGGTATCGTAGGGTTTGCTGGTAAGGGTCCTGAGAACAAAGCTACTCTAATCACAAGCCAAGAGCAGCTTATTAAAACCTTTGGTAAGCCTAGTGAGGATATCGAGGGTCAAGGTATTGAGGCTGCTCTTGAGATTCTTGAAGCAACTAATACTCTTTACTTTGTAAGATCCATCGTAGACTCAGCTAAATCTGATTCTAGTGTAACTGTTCCTTTAGGCGCTTGCCCTCATATGGTTGTGAGTGCTAACAACTTCGGTATTAATGGTGGAAATTCTTTATACCTTAAAGTTCAGGTAGTAGACGAAAACGGGACCTCTTCCTTTGCTGATCCTAAAGTTTTCTCTATTCCAGCAGGAACCCACCCAGATAGCCAAACTCAAGCACTTATAAACGCTATAGGTTCTGGTGCCTTCTCATCTAAAGTTTCTGTTCAAAACGATGGCACTAACGACTACCTTGTAGGAGCTTTCGCAGGGAAAAACACGAAGCTACAAGTTACTGCGGCTAGTAGTTTAGATTTTGACAACGACCTCACTGCGGCTCTTATTCCTGTAGACGAAAAGGGTGCATTAGCACCAGACGACGCATCTTCTACTTTAACTGTACAAGGTTATACATTCGATTCTACAGGATCCAACTCTGTAGCTTATCAAGTTGATTCCTTATACGCTGGTGCTGATTATAACTACAGACTAGATGATGCTGGTAGAGTGTTAGGAAATACTATAGAAATAGCACCTCTTGGCGGTAAAGATGTTACTCTTACTGTCAACGATGCAGGTGCTGCCGAGGAATCTTATGTAGTTTCACTCGTAGGTTCTGGAACATTCATAGAAAAGCAGATTAACACTGGTGAAGTTGATGCTGTATCTAACTATATAAAAGGTAATCTTGTTAGCGGCGGTTCTGACTATGATGCAATTGAACTTCAAGCTTTCTCTTCAAAGCTTACTGCTCTAGGTGTTGATAATATTAGTGGTGATACTGGAACTACAGCAGAAACCGACATCGAAGTTCGGTTTGTAAAGCCAATCCAAGGCACATACAACATGACTGGTGGTAACAGTGGTGCTTCTGGAACCTCTGCTCAGATTAAAGCTGCTGCTATAGGTGAGCAGGCTCTTCACACTGGAATGTTTGCTCTAGATTATGATATACTTAACATAGGCCTTGCTGCTGTTCCAGGTATTCACGATCAAGATGTACAAAACAACCTAGTAACTCTAGCCCAGGACTCACAAAACTTCCTCGCAGTAGTGTCTCCTCCATACGGTAAGGACACTGTTCAGGAAGCTCTTGATTGGAGTAACGGATTATCTACAGAGAGAAGCGTAGCACTGAACAGTTCTTACGCAGCAATCTACTGGCCTTGGGTCAAGACCTATGATGTTGTAGAAAAGAAAGACAAGTGGTACGACCCTGCTATCTACGGTATTCGTCAGATGTGCTATACTGATGAGGTTGCAGATTCTTGGTTTGCTCCCGCAGGTTTCCGTAGAGGTAGACTTACCAAGCCTGTAGAAGTAGAGGTTGATGTAAGCCAGGGTGATAGAGATAACATGTACAGCGGTGGAAATGTTCTCAACCCTGTAGTAAACTTCCCACAGCAAGGTCTTGTAATCTTTGGTCAAAGAACTGCTCAAAGAACTCCTACTGCTCTAGATAGAATCAATGTTAGAAGACTTATGATAATCATAAGAAAGATCCTTCTCAACTCAACCAACCAATTCGTGTTCGAGCCTAACGATCCTACGACATGGGAGCAGGTTGCTGCTGTAGCAGAAGGTCTTCTCTCTGACATTGTAATTAGAAGAGGCATTACTGAGTACAAAGTTATCTGTGACGAAACCACCAACACACCAACTAGAATTGATCGTGGTGAACTTTGGTGCAAGGTCCTGATTAAACCAACCAAAGCCGCAGAAATTATCATCTTCGAGCTTAACCTAACTAACCAAGCAGCAAGCCTCTGATGAGGGAGAATAAAAATGGCTGAATCATATTTTGCAAATCAAACTGGTAGAGACATTGAGGGAACTAGTAGAAGTACACTTCCTCAAATCTCACAATCTCTAGACTCAGTAAGAGTTTATCAGTGGGAGATTACTTTTGATCTTCCACAGGATCTGCTCCTAAACACTGCTACTGGTTCTGAAATCACCAAGCCAATGACCTTTGCTGCAAAGCAGGTTAGAGGTTTAGGTTATAATCTTCAGGACATCGAGGTTCAGAGACTCAACGACAAGGTTTACTACCCTGGTAGACCTTCATTCGAGGAGCTTGAAGTAACCTTTGATAACCTCCTTGCTACTAAGCAAGGTAGACTCCTTTACGAGTACATGAGAAGCGCCTACGACCCTGTTAAAGGTGTTTACGGTACAACTAATGTCGGTACTGGTGCTGGCTCTTCTCCTATTAGAAGACACAAAACTTCTGCTACGATCCTAGAGTTCAACGGTGCAAACGAAGTGCAACAAGAGATTGAGCTTAGAGGTCTATATCCCAAAAAGTATAGCCGTGGTGAGAAGAACTACTCTAACAATGATTTCGATACTATTGTCATGACATTCAGGTATGATTTCATGATAGTAAAGTGATATAATATATAACTATACCTCGCCCAACCC